GTAATTCGAGAGGTTAGTTTGGTTATGGCTGGAGCTAATCCCGGGGCATTCATCGAATCGGTAGTTACTCATGGTGAGCCTATGGAAGAGGGTGATACAGAAGGTATTCTTTATAGTGGAGAAGGCCTGTATCTGGAACATTCCATAGAAGAGACTGGTGATGAAACAGATGAAGCCGAATCTGAAGATGATGAAGAAGAAACTGAAGATAGTGAACTTCAGCATTCTGCTGATGGTGAAGAGTCTGTCGGTGATGTACTGGAGACACTCTCTGACAAGCAGAAATCTGCCGTTGGTATGCTTATAGATCAGCTTACAAAAGGTGCTGCTTCATCTGAAATTAAACACTCTGAAGATGGAGGCACAGAAACTGTTGGTAGTGTATTAGAAACCCTTTCAGATAAACAGAAAGCTGCTGTGGGGATTCTTATAAATTCTTTAACAAATAACTCAAATTCCAATGACAAGGAGGAAAGTAAGGAAATGAAACACAATATGTTTGAAGATGAAGCTGGACAGGCTAACGTAATTTCTCACAGCGATATGCAGCAGATCTTTGCTGATGCTAAGAGGCTCGGATCTCTCAGGGATGCTGTAAACGAGGCATTTGAGGAAGGTGGAGTTCTGGCTCATTCAACACCTACTGATGGAATGGTTGGACCTAGCGAGGCAACAGCTAGCCAGACTTATGGATTCCGTGATCCAGATATGCTCTTCCCTGAGTATAAGTCAGTAAATGGAAATACACCTGATTGGATCAGCCGTAGGATGGAGTGGGTCAGCACCGTTATGGGTGGTGTACATAGAACTCCGTTCTCAAGAATCAAGAGTACATATGCAGATATCACGGAAGATGCTGCAAGGGCAAAGGGTTATATAAAAGGTAACCAGAAGACAGAGGAAGTCTTCACCCTGCTTAAGAGGACTACTGATCCTCAGACTATCTATAAGAAACAGAAGCTGGATAGGGATGACATCATCGATATCACAGATTTCGACGTTGTTGCATGGATCAAGGGTGAGATGAGGATCATGCTTGATGAGGAAATCGCTCGTGCAATACTTATCGGTGATGGCAGGCTCAGCTCTTCTGATGACAAGATCCAGGAGAACCATGTTCGTCCTATAGTATCTGATGTTGACCTTTACAATGTCAAGGTTCCAGTAACTAAGGCCGGATCTAAAGAAATAATTAACTCCGTTATCAGGGCTCGTAAGAAGTATAAAGGATCAGGCAATCCTACGTTCTTCACAACTGAGGATGTTCTTACTGAGATGCTGCTTCTTGAGGATGGTATCGGCCACAAGCTTTACAAGACCGAGGGTGAGCTCGCTACAGCACTTCGTGTGAGCAAAATCGTTACTGTTGAGGTAATGGAAGGCCACAAGATCACGATCAACAACGAAGAGAAGGATCTCATCGGCGTGATCGTCAACCTTACAGACTACAACGTAGGCGCAGACAAGGGTGGAGCAATCAACCTGTTCGATGATTTCGATATCGACTACAACCAGTACAAGTATCTGATCGAGACCAGGATCTCTGGTGCACTTACAAAACCTTTCTCAGCTCTTACGATCTACAACGATGTTCCTGCGAACAGCTCATCTGATCCTCAGGGTTGATAGTTAACTAAAAAGGCTAAGAAATTTCAAAATCAGTGAGTTTCTTAGCCTTTTATTTGGAGGATACGCTATGAAGTACTACGACACAATTGGATTCTGGGTTAAAGATGAAACTATTCGACCGGGTGTTACTAGAAGTAAGATTGTCGAGAAGAAATATGCAGGAGATGTCCTAGAAAATAGACAAAGATGGACTCAAACTGATGAACAGAACGATGATCTTGTAAACACAAATAGAATTAGTATAATCGGTGACCTATATTTGAGTCAGCATATGTCATCTATAAAGTATGCAAATTTTATGGGTGTAAAATGGAAAGTTAAAAGTCTGGATGTTACAAAATATCCAAGAATCGTTATGGAATTAGGAGGTGTTTACAATGGCATCAACACTGGACAGGCGACTGGAACTCCATGAGATACTTTCTAATATCTGTGAACGATGTGAATTCTCACCGCCAGCAGATATACAATTAGATTACCCTTGCATATTATATGACAGAGTAAATAATGTTGTAGATTATGCTGATAACAAACCATATAATATGACGACTCGATATACAATCACAGTGATCGATCCGGATCCAGATAGTGAAATAGTTCCTCAGATAGAACAATTACCGATGTGTAGTTATGATCGGCACTTTGAAACAAATAATCTAAATCATGATATATTCACTATTTACTACTAAGTAAGGAGGAAAATCTACAATGAGTAAACTTGTTTGGGACGCTATAGGCGAGCGTTTTTATGAGACTGGTATAGATCATGGTGTTCTGTATCCGGTTGTAAATGGTGCTTATCCTAAAGGATATGCATGGAACGGGCTGACAAATGTATCAGAGTCACCGTCAGGTGCTGAGCAGACAGCTCTTTATGCTGATAACATTAAGTATCTTACACTGACCAGTGCTGAGGAATTCGGTCTTACAATCGAGGCTTACACATATCCTGATGAATGGGAAGCTTGTGATGGTACGGCAAGCCTTGCAACTGGTGTTAAGATCGGACAGCAGTCAAGAAAGAAATTTGGTCTCTCTTACAGGACTAAACTTGGTAATGATGTTGATGGTGATGCTCATGGCTATAAGCTCCATCTTGTATATGGCTGCTCTGCTTCTCCTTCTGAGAGAGGATATGCAACTGTTAATGACAGCCCTGAGGCAATCACATTCAGCTGGGAGATCACTACAACACCTATTACGCTTGACGGCTATAAGCCTGTTTCGCTAATCACGATTGATTCCAGAACGGTTAATCCTGATAAGCTTACAACCCTTGAGGATATTCTTTATGGCTTAGATGCTAATTATGTAGTTACAACTGATGATGCATTCGATTCATCCAAGACATACTATGAGCTGATCAACGGTAACTATGTAGTTACAACTGATACCGTGATGGATTCAGAGAAGACCTATTATGAGGATCTTGGTCCAGTAGATGCTCGTCTGCCTCTTCCTTCAGAGATTAAGACTCTGTTTGCAGCTGGCTGATAAAAATTATTAACCTAAAAGGGCGGTCATTAATTTGGCCGCTCTTTTTTTCAAAATGAAAGGAGAATATGACTATGTTAATGAAAAAGATTAAGTACAAAGATTTCAATGGCGTTGAGAGAGAGGATGAGTTCTACTTTAATATGTCAAAAGCTGAACTCTTAAAATGGATAACAACTAATGGAAACTATACATTAGATAAAGTTGTAGAGCGTCTGGTTAAAACTGAGAATGTGAAAGATTTGGTCAATGAGTTTGACTATCTAATCACTGAGTCATATGGTGAGAAATCACTTGACGGTATCAGATTCATGAAGAGCGAGGAAATTAAGCGTAAATTTGTTGAGAGCAATGCTTATTCAGAACTCTTTATGGAGATCGTAAGTGACGCTAAGAAAGCAGCCGATTTCTTTAATGGTATAATGCCAGATGATCTTGCGACTGCAGTTAAAGATGCGATGGCGAAGAATCCTGACGGAATATCTGACGTATTAAAGGACTACATAGCAACACCTGAGGAAAATAAGGTAGTCCAGATGCCAGAGACTCCAGTTCAGTAATATAATATTGTTATTAAGAGGGATTAAAGAATATGAAAGAGATACATATACCAGCTTGTGAAGGATTCGATTCTGAAAAGCAGGAGTTTGTGAATATCGAGGACACTACCCTTAAGTTAGAGCATTCTTTAATCTCTCTTAAAAAATGGGAGCAACACTGGCATGTGTCTTTCTTAGATAAGAATACAAAAAAAACACCAGAGATGTGGATCGACTATATAAAGTGTATGACGATCAATAAAGTAGAGGATAAAGTTTATGAATATCTACCGATGAACGTTATAAACGATGTTATTAAGTATATAGAAGACCCTATGACAGCA